TACACGGGGGTCAAACGACCCCCTTTTTTTATGATGTTAAATCAGTTAATTCTGTGGATGATAAAGTTCCACTAATATATCTTGAATGTTTATCATATCTCACTATATCCCTCATGTCATTAATGAATGTTGTTATATAACCTCTATGTAAAACATCTATCTCTCTATTTTTTTCATTCTCTTCAATTTCATGTTCAAAATTTGTAACTGGTCTTGCAATATTATCAGTTGTCACAGTATATTCATTTTTATCATCTAATTGAGTATTACCTGCTTGTGAGACGAGTGTAAACCTATTTGTAGGATACCTAAGAGAACTACCATCTATTTTAAAATCTGCGTCTACAATTAGATTAGGTGGCAATATCTGACGACCTTTGCTATCTTTTATTTCATAAGTTTCATAATGATGATTTTCATTCATTTTAGTTTCTGAACCATATTTTGCTAATGCAATATCATAAATTTGATAATCTTGAACTGGCCACTGATGATTTATATTTGTTATACCTGCTGCAATAATCACAACAAAATCATATTGTGAACTGCCATATAAATTTTGAGCTATAGTATCTGGTCTTTCACCATCTTCAATTATATACTTATTAAATAAACTAACATTTCCTGCGAGGTAATCTTTTAGTTTAGTTCTACGAAATATATTTTTTATTGATATGTAATCACTAGTTGATATTTTATGTGATAGTGGTGACTGATATAATATATTTGGTAGATGTTTAAAATATGACATTAGAAACCAACTCCATTACCATCATTTTTATCAAACTCATTGTAATCCTCATGATAAATTGGATTGAGTTCCTTAAATGTTAAATTCATTTTTATATTTACAGGTGTTCCATCATTGTATGTTGCAAAAGTTCCTGCACCTGTATAATTAACTTGCATACCAGTCAAAGCACAATGTTTGAAACTATTTAAAAAAGGATGATCTTTACCACGATGAAGATATCGAAGTTGAAATACATCAGGTGCTCTTAAAAATGCCCCTCCTTGCCCTATATCATTTGTACCCTTCTTTGCTGCCATTGCACTTTTAAATGCACGAATTATATGCTTAACCATCATTGACTCTTGTCTAGTTCTTGGTGAGAAATTTATAGTAAAAGGAAATGTTCTTAGATTAACACTATCAAAAAGTAATTCTAAATTTGAGTTAAGTGCCATTCCAGTTGCTCTTCCAATAGCACTATTGACACTTATGTTTCCACCTAAAGCATCAATAGCCTTTCCACTGATTGCTGCTGTGATTGCTCTTTGTGTATCTTCAGTTATACCTTTTGCTGCACCAATTATACCACCAGTTAAGAAATTTTTTGCTTGATCAAAAGTTTCTCCTGGACTTTCGATAGCTTGTTGTGCTACAGCTAAACCTGCCAACTGAAGTATATTTAATGAGTCATCACCCCAAGTTACTGTGTTAGAATCATTTACATCTTGTGGGATAGGTAATTCAACATAAAATATAGATTTTTCGTTTGTCTCATTTAATTGATCGCTTGCTCCTTTATTATTCATTTTGAATGATTTACCATCAATATCTCGTATAACATCACCTTTACTATTTTTTAAAAAATCACCTTGTTTATATTTTTGATCTCCTATTTTACCTTTTTGATTTGCTGTTCTTAGTGTATATTCATAGGAAGAACTTGTTTTTGGTGCAATATACTTAAGACATTTTATTAATAAAGTATCTCCTGTTATCTCATTAGGACCTCTAGCAACTGGATATCCCATGAATTTAGGATGAGACATATGCCTAACTGGATCAGAAACCTTATTGTCATCTTTTGTCTCAGGTTGTTTGTTATTATTAACCTTCTTATTTTCTATTGATTCTTTATATTGCTTTGTTCTACCATGCCTAGCAGCTCTCTTCGCCTGAAAATTACTTGTTCCCTGAAACAATGCCATATCGACCTTTTATACTTATATCAACTATTTAGACGTATTCTACCAAATGGTAAAGTTCGCAAGTCCCTTAGTTCCATTTCATCTACCTTGTACAGTCCACCTACGACCTCTGGAAATGTATATTGTCTTACCTGACCCCAATGAAAATTGATACCACGAAATCCCCATTGAAACACATCTGTCACCGCTACTAAAGGGTGAGCATCATATCTAATATTAGGTGTTTTAGGTTGATATACAAATACATAATAGTTTCCTTCTTCTGGAACATTACTTCCTTCAGTTAATACTTCTAATATATCTTGTGCTAAATCATCAGGATTTTCATTCCCGACTAGATTTTTCATAATTGGATCGATACGACTCATATTCCTAACTCTTTTTCTGTAACTACTTTAAACTCCCACTGACGGTCAGCACAAAACTCTCTTGCCATTTTCCATTTTGCTTGATTTTTTGCATACTCATATGCTTCACGAATATATCCTTTTGTTTGTCTTTTTGGTTTTGCTGGTGGTTTTGTTTGCTTTGCTGGTTTTACTTCAATCACATATCGTTTTATTTTTCCATTAAATTCCTTGACCTTCATATAAAAATCTGGAAAGTATCGGTGTACACGATTATCAATAGGAGACCTGTATGGTATCGCTATTTCTTCACTTGCCCATTCTAGAATATTTTGATTTTTATCACAATATACCATGAACTTTCTTTCCCAAAGTGACCTATAAATTATATTAGTTGGATCACCTTTGTACTTTCTAGGATAGGAGGGGTAGTATTTTCCCTTATAAGACATCTAAATACATATGACATATAATTTTATTTAGAGTGCCAGCACCAAGACCAAGACCAATATCGGATTTTTTACCTAAATTTCAAAATGTTGCACAAACATCTCAGTTTTTAGTTAAGTTTGCATTGCCATTTAGTAGAAATAGTAGTGGATTGAGATCATTTTTAAGAAGAAAAGGTGTAAATGATCGTTTCGTAGTTGAGGATGCGGGATTATTATGTAGTGATGCAGTATTACCAGGTAGTGCAATGGCATCTATTGATACTCGTGGTGATTATCAAGGTGTAATTGAGAGAATGGCTCATACTCGTAACTTCACACAAATAAATTTAGAGTTTTACGTTGACAATGGATATAAGTCAATGAAGTTTTTAGAGCATTGGATGGAGTATATTACAGGTTCAATTAAAGATCCTGCTGATGATACTTATTTTTATCAATTACATTACCCATCTGAATATAAATCTAATGATACCCGTATAGTTAAATTTGAGAGAGATTATAAACAATTTTTAGAATATAGATTTATAGGTTTATTTCCTCTTGCTTTAAATTCTACAAGAGTATCTTATAACGGATCACAGGTATTAAAGGCATCAGCAACATTTAGTTTTGACCGATATGTATGTGGTGAATCAACATCACTTGCCAGAGATTTAAAAAGAGCTTATAATGAAGTATTCACTAGAGGAAATAATCAAAGAGATGGAATTGGCACTGATCTTAATACTTTAAATCAAGGAATTTATCCTGTACCTTCAGAGGGTCAAAGGAGTTTAGTAGAAAAAACTACCTCTGGTCGTCTTGGTCAAGTTACAAACGCAGCAGGTCAATCTTTAAATGGAGCTGGTAGAATCATCTCTACATAAACCTCATAAATAATGTCACTGAAGTGCTTAGAATATTATGCCTTTACCAACAATTGCAACACCAACTTATGAGTTGGTTCTACCTTCTTCAGGTAGAAAAATTAAATATAGACCATTTTTAGTTAAAGAAGAGAAGGTTCTTATCATTGCATTAGAATCACAAGATCAAAAACAGATAGCGAATGGTGTTAAATCTATTTTATCATCATGTATACTTACAAAAGGTATAAAAGTTGATAAATTATCTACTTTTGATATTGAATACTTATTCTTAAATGTCCGTGGAAAATCTGTTGGAGAACAGATTGAAGTTATGGTAACTTGTCCAGATGATGGAAAAACTCAAGTCCCTATGTCAATTAATATTGATTCAATTCAAGTACAAAAATCAGAGGGACATAATCCAGACATCAAGTTGGATGATACCTACACACTCAAGATGAAGTATCCATCATTAAATGAATTTGTTAAAGGAAACTTTAACGCTGAAGACATTAAAGTGGATGATACTTTTCAGTTGATAGCTTCTTGTATAGATCAGGTTTACTCTGAGGAAGAATCATGGACACAAGCCGATTGTACTAAAAAAGAATTAACTGAATTTTTAGAGCAATTAAATTCATCACAATTTAAAGATATTGAAAAGTTTTTTGATACTATGCCTAAACTATCACATACAGTAAAGGTCAAAAATCCAAATACAAAAGTTGAAAGTGAAATTGTTATTGAGGGGCTGCAGAATTTTTTCGGATAAGTATGGCACATGAAGATTTAGTGTCATACTATAAATTAAATTTTGCTTTGATGCAGCACCATAAATATAGTTTAACAGAGCTTGAAAATATGATGCCTTGGGAGAGAGAAATTTATGTTTCACTACTCCAACAACATGTTGAAGAGGAAAATTTAAAAGCACAACAAGAACGTAATGGATGAGTTTGGTTCACCAATAGCAGGAGGAATAAGAGCAGTTAGGAGAAATATTTCTTCTAGTTTTTTTGGTGCATCTAGACAATCTCAGGCAGATCCAGTTACAACAAATTTATTACAACAACAATCACTACAATTAACTAGTGTTTCACAGCAGTTACAAAATATATCAAGACAAGTTACATCACTTGATTTTAGTTTACAAGGTGTAAAAGAGAATTTAGCACTTAATGATCAGTTAGAAAGACAAAGGGCAGCAGCAAATCAAAAAAGAGAAAGAATTTTAGCAGAGCAAGGATTAAGAGAAGGAAAAGAAAGTCAATTAGAAAATAAGATACAATCATCATTAACTCAACCTCTTCAGAGAGTTGGTGTTAAAGCACAAGGAGTATTAGGTAGATTACAAAACTTCTTCTTAATACTTGCAGGTGGATGGTTAACAAATACAGGTATTGATTTACTAAAAGCTTTATCAGATGGAAATGTTGATAAAATCAATCAATTAAAGACAAAATTCTTAGGTGGTCTCTCTGTTATAGCGGGAACTCTGACAGTTTTATCTTTGGGTATTAAAAATTCATTAAGAATACTTGGTTTACTCGCAAAAAATGTGGCAAGAGTTGCATTTGGTGGATTATTACGTGTTGGATTAAAGGGAGTTCAAGTTTTACTCGCAGGTTTGGTTAAGAAAGCTGCTGGTATTGGAGCAGGATTCTTAGGGTTAGGTGGATTAGGATCAATAATATCTAATATTGTAAGTTTCAGTGTTTTCTCAGCGATAGGAGATTTTTTTGCTAAAAAAGTTTCACAAGTATCTAACTTTATTAAAAGACCCTTCCAAAAACTTTTACCTAAACCTAAAGTACCTCAATTACCGCCAGTAGGTGGCATGCCAACTAAACCAAGTGGTAATATTTTTAGTAGAGTAGGAAGAAAAATAAAAAAAATTCTACCATCTAAAGTTCCAGCAGGATCAGTTGGTGCAATGAGAAATCCAGCAAAAGTTGGTATTCGAGGTCTTATCAATAAAATACCAGGCAAAGGTGCTGTTGGTAAATTATTAACCATGTTGGGATTGAAAGGTGGTGCAAAAGTTTTAGCAGGAAAACTTTTAGGACCTTTAGGAACATTTGTAACCAGTCTTATAAGAGGTGATGGTATTGGAAAAGCATTAGCAGCTACTGCTGGATATGCAGCTGCTGCAGCTGCGACTGCTAAACTCTTAGCACCTATGTTAGCATTACCCATACCTGGTGCGAGAATATTATACGGTATACTTGTTCTTGCAGGAGGTATTGCAGGTCAAGAGGCAATAAGAAAATTATATGATGGGATATTAGGATTATTTGGATTTGGTAAAAAGAAAGATGTAGATGCAAATAAGAAAGATAAGTCAAATGTTAGAACATCTGGAACTGGAATTGAGTTTACTGGTTCTAAAAGAACATATACACAGGAGGAAATAGATCTTATTAATGAAAAGGGTATTACCAATCAATCTGAGATAGATAATATAATTCCTAAAAGAAATAACAATCTTAATACAGCACAGTCAATAAGTGAAATGGAAGAAGAGAAACCAGAAATTATCACTGTGCCAATGGGTGGTGGAGGAGGAAATGTGCAAGGTGGTGGTGCTACTCAAGAAAAAACCTCCAATTCAATTCCTTTAATAAATTTTGATAATAATAATCCACACACATTATACGCAACCTCTATTACAGGAGCTGGTATCTAATGTCAATAGCAGATCGTAGGAATTCGTTAAGAAAATCATCACTAGGTATTGATAATATACGAAAATCAATCACTAGTCTGAATGAAGGTTTAGTTGCTATTGGTTCAAAGTCAAAGGATTTATTAAAGCAAACTAGAGAAACAAACTTATTTAAAAGAAAACTAATAAGACAAGATGGTGAATTTTTTAAAAGAAGAAGAGAAAATGCGTTAAGAAGACAGAGAGAAGATGAGTTAGAAGCATCTACAATAACAGGAGTGACAAAAAGACAGGGTAGTCTAGTGCAAAAAAGTACGAGAGGTTTCTTAGGTAGAATACTTGATTTTTTAGGTATACTTTTATTAGGATGGGCATTAACAAATTTACCTAAAATTATTGCAGCATTTCAAAAATTATTTGGATTAATTAAAAGAGTTGTAGGAGTTTTAGGTGGATTTATAGAGGGGATGAAAAACTTCTTAGTTGGTATAGGAACTGGTATAACTGGTTTCTTAGATATTTTTAAAAGATTTAATTTTAGTGAAGATGATAAAAAAATTCGTGATACATTAGAAGAAAGCACAAATAATCTAACAAAATTAAATGCAGATTTTGTTGAGAGTGCACAACAGTTTGCAAATGATCCTGATATTAATTCAGCAAATCAGGTCGCACAAGATATAGGTGCAATCGAAGGAGGTGGTGGTAGTACAGTTATTCCAAGCAATTTTAATAGGGTTCAAGAGGGTGAAATTAAAAAAAGTATTGAAAAAGGTCTAGATGAAAATGTTGATGTTGAAGGTGAAACAGGAGTCCCTGCAGACGTAGATGGACAAAATATAATGCCATCTGCTGCATCTGAAATATCTGATGAAGAAGCAAGAAGGATAATTGAAGAAGAAGATGCTGCCGATAATATTGAAGGAGTTGCAACTGAAACTGATGAGGAAGAATTAGTACTAACTGATGATGATGTTGGTGGTGCTGATAATGTTGAGGGTGTCAATGAAAACGATCCAATGTCTGTAACACCATCAACACCATCTGGTCCAGGATCTACATCAACTGCTATACCTACAGGTTCATCTGTGGACATGGAACCTGAACCAGAGGAAGGATATACTAATATAGATGGAATGTTTAACCCTGTTGGTTCATCAAACAATTCATCATCAGTAACACCTATTAAAAAGTCTACTTATAATGTAAATAGAAATAGAAGAAGAAAACAAATAGTAATACCTGTAAATAATGAAAATGGAAGCACAACTGCACCATCTTTAGGTGGTGGAGGTACAAAAACAAAAACTGTTTTTATCGGACAGACTAGTGAAAAAACATTATTAGATTTACAAAGTCTAAACAATAAACACAACTAATGGCAGCAAAAGATAGAAGCATTTACGAAACATTTACTATCAGGTCAAATGATGGTACAAGAACTATTGACCTGAGAGGTGCCATTGTGTCTTTTAGTTATTTTGAAAATGTTTTTTCTCCTATGATAACTGCACAAGTATTAATTACAACAACTGGAAATGTAATAACTGATGATGATGGTGATTTGACATCAATTTATAATGGATTACCTCTTAGAGGTGGAGAAAAGGTTAATATTAAGATACCAGCTAATTCAGATAATAATATAGATTTGGAATTTAGTGAAAAAACAAAAACAGAATTATATGTAGCATCCATAACCAATGTAATAATTGAAGCGGAAAAGGAGATATTCACATTAAATCTAGTTTCTAGAGAGGCAATAACTAATGAAACTCAAAGGGTAGGTAAAAAGTTTTCACCTAAGATTTCAAAAAGTGTACAAGATATAATAAAAGAATATTTAATGTCTGATAAAGAAATTGATTTTGATGAAACAATGAATGATTATTCTTTCATTGGAAATTTGAAAAAACCATTTACAATCATAACATGGTTGGCAGCAAAATCTGTACCAGGTAATGTTGCAGGTGAAAGTGCAACAGCAGGTTATTTTTTCTTTGAAACAAAGGAGGGATACCATTTTAGATCAGTTGATAGTTTAATAAGTGCCAAATCATATGATATTGAATACACTTATGCTCCAAAAGTAGTTGATAATAAAGACCCTGATAAAGATTTTAAAATACTAAGTTATCAAACTACCTATAATCAGAATCTTATACAAAATTTAGAGAGAGGTGCGTATTGTTCTTATCGAATGTATTATAATCCATATTCTTCATCATTCACAACTCCTCAACAGGGATTGTTTAAAGTTTCGGATTATGCTGAAAAAATGGAAAATCTTGGAAAAGATTTTGAAATATTTTTACCACCAGTAGATAAAACGAATAAATCTTTAGGTGATGTTCCGAGTAGATATATGACTGGTGTTTTAGATTTTGGTACTCTTGAGAAAAAAGAAAAAAGATCAAATAAGAAAAATGCAGATCCTATGGACTATCATTCTCAAGCAATGATGAGATATAATACATTATTCACACAGCAATTAGAAGCCACGATACCTTTAAACACAAATTTATGTTGTGGTAGTATTTTAAAATTTAAGTTTGCAAAAATAACTACCGATGAAAATAAAGTCATCGATGATGAGCAAAGCGGTCTATATATGATAAAGGAGTTAGTCCATTATTATGAGAGTCGAGGTTCATTTACCAAACTTAAATTAGTAAGGGATACGATGGGGAAGAAAGATAAATGATTGAAAATAATTTATTAAAAAGTAATTTTCTTGGAAGAGATGGTTTTAGATGGTGGATTGGGCAGATACCACCAGCGAAAACTTGGGCACTTCAATGGAAAAAGAGACCAAATGCTTGGGGTAATCGTGTTCGTGTTCGTATTATGGGGTATCATCCTCAGAATACCAGTGAACTAGCAGACGAAGATCTACCTTGGGCAACTGTCATATTACCAACAAATAATGGTTCAGGTAAAGCAGGATTTAAAAAACCAATACGTGTTAATCCAAGTGATATTTGTATTGGTTTCTTCCTAGATGGTGATGATGCACAACAACCTGTTATCATTGGTGTTATTGGTAATTCAAGATATGCAGTTAACAAAAAAGAAGGACCTTTTCAACCTTTCTCTGGATATACACCTGAAACAGAACCTGGTAATAAAACAATTGTAAAAAATGAAACTGGTGATGATAGTCAAGATACAGATTCACCTGTTGTAAATCTTGATAAGGATAAAGTAGAAAAATTAAAAGAGACCACAGGAAAAGAGTATCGTTCAACTTCGAGTGCAGTAGGAAGTTGTGTGCCACTTGCTGGTACAAATGCACAAACAGAAATGCAAACAGAGATAAAAAATAGTGTAGCAGATGTAAAGAATGCTACTGGTCAGGAGAGAGCAAAAATAATAGCAGAGACATCTAAAAAATTAACTGGGATATCTAATTCTTTTACAGGAGATCTAACAAAGAATGCTGCTACAACTTTAGGTGGTAAATTAAATAGTGGATTAAAAAGAAAATATACGGAAGTCTATACACTTACATTGGCAGCAACACAAAATACTGCGATTGCAAAGAAAGCAGGTACAGCAGCACAAGCAGCTATGTTAGGTCCAGTTGCAAATTTACAGAAAAAATTACCTTGTGTGATTGAGGCAGTTGGTAATTCAATGTTACCTGATATAACTTCATTACTTACATCTCTTTTAGATAATGTAGTTAATTTTACACCATGTATTGCTGATCAATTTTCAGGTGCAATTTTTAACAAAGTGATTTCTGGTATAGGTGATGCATTAGGTCCAGAACTTGGAGGAGTTGGTAAAATTTTATATGGTTTTGACATGATAGGAGATTTAAGAGGTAAAGCAGAGGGATTACTTGGACTTCAAGAAGCGATTAAGTGTGTGTCACCACAAACAGCAGAGGTTGAGTCTAGTATATGGTGTTTAGGAAAAGGACCAATGAATATGCCTGGTGTTACAGGTGAAGCAATTATGAGTATTGCAAACGCAGCACAATCATTACAGGAAGCAGCAGGTGCACCTGGCGGTATTGCTGCTGGATTGTTAGGACAGTTTGATTTCTTAAATCCAAATGTCAGTACAGAAGGTTTCAGTAGTATATTAGGTGAGTGTTATACAGGACCTCCATTGAATTGCAAAGGTATGCAAGTAAAAATATTTGGATCTGACGGGCAAGGTTCAATAGCAGAACCAATTATTGGAGCATTAGTTGGTGATGCACTAGCACAACAAACAGGTAGTTTAATTGGTATCAAACTTACAAATCCTGGTCAAGGTTACACAGTTCCACCACTTGTTGAGATAACTGATAATTGTAATCAAGGATATGGTGCTAATGCTAGAGCAGTCATTGATTATGATCCTCAGTCACCAACTTACCAACAGGTAATTGACATTTATATTGTTACACCTGGTGAAAATTATCCTGTCATTGAAGAAAATACTGGCGATAAAGAATATACTGTTGACCATGTTATAGTAATAAGTCCAGGTGAGGGTTATAAGGAGGAAGATATTATTCAAGATAATGTAGGAAATGAATATGTAAAAATACTTGATACGAATGGTAAGATATTGAATGTTATTCCACCAGATCCTGCAAATGTAAATTTAATTCCAGTTAAAGATATTCCATTATTGACAATAGAATCTGAAACTGGATTTGGTGCCATAATAAAACCACAAATAGCACCAAGACCTGCATATCAAGGTAAAATTACACAGGTTATTGATTGTATATCACCTCGTGATGGTATTGTTGGATTTATTAATGGTGATCCTTATTATGGTGATTTCCATATTCATCCAACCACTGGCATGAAAATGGTAGGGGTAGCTCATACAACTACACCTCATGCTATAATATATGATACCCCTGCTGAAAGTAGAACATCAACCACATTTACATCACAGACAAATGTTTCCAGCACCACAACCCAGACTACTACAAGTAGCACTACTACAACTAACACAGTTAACAACACAAGTCAGCAAACGACTGGACAGAGTAACACTTCTGTTCCTGATAACTCTTCTAGTGATAGCGGGTCTTCGGGAACAGGTGGGGGATACTCAAGTTACTGATAAATATTAATACATCTTTTTAACTCATGTCTACTAGACCCGAAGATTTACAAAATTGGTCATTATGGGATTTCGATGAAAATCCTGTATACAAATTCCAAACTGGCAATCCCACATATGGATATGGTGGAGGGACTATTTTTAGTCAGCAGATGGAGAGTAATGATCAGACTGCTGCTATAACTTTAACAGAGGATGGTCAATTAAATTTCTTTAATGATGATACTATTACAATAGCTGGTGGTATAACAAAAACATCTGGTGAATGTGTCAATATTGTAGGTAAAAATGGTGGTGTGACAATCACTGCGATGAAAAATGGCACTATTAAAATAAAAGGAAGGAATATTCAAATAGATGCTGATGAAAATATAAACATTGAATCAAAGAAAAATGTAAGAATACACGGAAAAAGTAGTATTTTCTTCGATACACCAAACCTTGCAACTAATGCACTTACAGGTAATTTAGCACCAAGAAATGTTACTCTTGGTGGCATTGCATTTCGTGGAACAAAAGTTGGACAGGGAGCGATATCAAATGCATTCACAGGTGGTCAATTAGAGTCTCTTGCAGATTCATTAAAGGCACAAGCACCTGCCTTAAAAGATATTGCTGGAAATATTGATACTGATGCAATATCTAATCAATTAAGTTCAATTGATACAAGTGGTTTATCAAATGCTCTGAGTAACTTTGGAGGATTTGGATAATGCCGAATTTTAAGGACGGTCCTGTTGAAAGTCCTGGTTATGGAGAAGAGGCAAATCAATTTAGTCAGGTATCTGAGTTTACTAATGATGTTTATATTTACGGTAAATTATATGCAGATATAAATGCGTCTGATGTTTTCGGTGACGAACAAGTAGAAATAAAAGACTTAGTTGTTACTAATGACTTTTTTGTTAGTGGTTTATCAACCTTTATTCAAGCGGTTGATATGGATTATCTTACGGTATTTCATAGACATAATGTTGGAGCTGCTGGAACTGTTTTTGTTGCTATATCATCCACAAGTGACGCTGATGGACAAGTAGGAGGTCGGGTTGGTATTGGTAGCACACAACCTGATGGTTTATTCCAAGTTGGTAACAACATATTCATAGTCACTGATGTAAACACAGTTGGTATCGCAACTACACAACCAGCACAAAGACTTCAAGTAGGTGTTGGTACACAATCATTAGTGGTTACAGGAGTTGGAACTCTTGGAGTTGGTACTGCAAGTCCTGGTGATTTTGGTATTAATAATGCAATACACGGAACATTACAAGCAGATTTTGATGGTAGTGTAAGAATAGGAAGAAATATTTACGACTCATCTGGTTCACCAGGTCAAAACGGTTTCTTTATGAACCGAGATGCAAATGGTATTCGTTGGGTATCATTTACACCAGTTGAAACTGAGGGTGTATTTTTACAGAATGATGGTGTATATGTTCCAAGTGTAGGTGCTGCACAATCATTTACTGTTCTTAATTTTCAGCAACGAAATAGTTTTGGATCAGGCACTGATACTATTGAAGCAACTGCACAAGATCCCAATACAGTTACAGGTTTCTCTACAATATTCACACAAGATTTTTGGGGATATCAAGGTTCTGGTGGCGGTGGTGCTGCAATCTACAGAATGTCAAGAGTTGGAATTAATG